TCGTATCCACCCATCCCGTTACAAAAAATTAAGATACTGGTAATATCTTAATTTTTATGACTATGATATATATATATTTCAGACTAATACGAAATTAGTTGGAGAAGGCCAATCCGCCCATACCCGATTGGATACGAAGGACGTTGTAGTTAGTCGCGAACATGTGCATGGTGGTGGCACCGAGCACGGAGGACTTCATAGTGACAGCAACCTGCGCGTTATCGATGCGGGAGAAGTTGCAAGTGCCGGTAGGCTGGTGCTCCTCGGGCTTGAGCGCGAAAGAGTACGAGTACACACCGGGCGCGGGGTTACCGGAGTGGTGGTTGAAGGCCTGGACCTGGTTGAAGTACTTGCCCTTCTGCTCCTTGAAGCGGTCCTGACCGTTAAGCACAAGCTTGAAGGTGGACAGGGGACCGGCAGCCTCCTCGGTGTACTGCTCGGTGGAAACACCGGTGGCGTACAGGGGGGTACCAACAGCCGACACGGGGACGAAGCAGTTGGAAAGGTCGGTCGCGTCGAGCGCGTTGGACTGGAGAACGACATCGTCGGCGGCGTTCTTGGAGGTGAAGTTCCACATCTCGGAACGAGCGGCGGTGTTGGAGAAGCACCACACAAGCTCCTTGACGGGGTGGTTGTAGGAGAGGCGGACCTGCTTGGTCTGGCCGTCGGTGACAGTGTCCGAACCAGTGTGCTGCACCTGCTCAATGAGGTACTCGTGGCCCTTCTGCGCAAAACGACGACGCTCCTCAGTGTCGAGGTACACGTAGTTGGCCCAGACCTTGAACACGGAGGTGTCGAGGTAGGTACCGAAGGTGGACGCGAGGTCAATGTCCACCCTGACTTCGTGGTACTGCAGTGCAATCAATGGAAGGTAAAGCCCAGGGTTGCGGTTGAAGAAGAAAATGAGGGGAAGGTAGACGGTACCGGCGGGGGCGGTGGTCATCTTAGCGTAAGTCGCCTTCTTAGACTCGTCGAGGTACAGCTCGGAGTACAGACGCCACCACTTCTGGTAGTGCTTGTCGATGCGCTGGCCACCGATGGAAAGCTCAACGTTGTTGATGGCACGCTCGGCGACCCAGTTGCAGTCGTCGGTGGCGTTGGAGGTAACAGTGTTCGAGGTGAGGGAGAGAAGCTCGATGTACATGTCACCGACAAGATCACCGTTACGGGCGACGGTGACGGACACGCGGCCGGAGTTGGCGGCAGTACCGTTCACGGTCTGCTCGATGTTCTCCATCGCGAAGTTAGTGTGGCGCTTGTATTTGGCCTGGTAAAAAGTTACCTCAGGGTTACCAGTAAGGTAGACATCCTGGGCACCGTAAGCGACGAGTTGCATAAGACCACCGGCCATTTTGAGAGTTGTTGTACTATACACAGAGAAAAAAATTTCAGTTGAACGCGGCAATTTTGGTTTCGATTTTTCTCAGTCTATGTTAAATGTCGACACAGCCTGAAGATATTGAGAGTGAAATTGAGGAGGGTGAGATTGTGACTGAGGATGAGATCTCCGAGGATGAGGATGAGTATCAAATCGAGGAGGATCAGGGTATGGATATCGCCGAACTCATGACATCTCTCATGGCGACTGATGAGGGAGATACCGTCTGTTCAGCGCTCGTTAACATCGCGAGCCAACTTCAGACTCAAAATAAAATTCTGATAAAGATGTTGAGCAAATTAAATTCCGCTTAAGGATAAAATTACTTATACTGTAAATGAGAGATACTCACTTCATCGATAAGGATCCAAATATCTACGATGCACTCACGGAGTTGCAGAAGCAGAACATCCAGTCTATGAATGAAGACCAGATTTTACAGGTGATTGAAGAGTTTGAGTTTCGATGGTACCTACACGACACAGAAGGCTACTCTCCCTGTATGGAGCGAGCGACAAGGTTGGGTTACCGTCAATTCATCCACCCAGACAATTTCAACGAAATTGGAATTCCTAAACCCGATCAAATCGATATCATGGCTATCCGTGGTATTAAGAATCGCATGACTACTTTTTTGATCGGACTAAACAACCATGTTCAGATACACATGAAAGAATATAAGTATGATGATGAAGTCTCGATCAATAAACGAATCAACAATATCATTCTCCAAATCGAAGATGGATTCGAGAATGTGCGGCGACACCAAATCTCGTATGAACGCGTCATCGCTCCGACCGCACTTCCCCAGGTTTCTGTGTACACTGATCCGTCCACGATGGATGACGAAGAGATTGAAAAGTCTTCTCCGTTTCAGAAATGTCTCATGATTTCTCTCAAAGAAGCGTACCGTGCTGGCTATCGTCGTTACAAGGGACACTGCTGTGAAGAGATTAAGACAGTCGAAGGGTTTAGGACGAGAGCGTGGAATCCAATTTTCACAATCGAGGAGTTTGTTTATACACTTCCTCAGAAGGAAAGTAACTTTATGAACTGGAAAAACTTTACGAGTAAAGGTTCTATCTTCAGAGATGTCATCGACAACATTTCAAAGTGTAAGGATGCACAGTTTCCTGAGATTAACAAGCGCCGTCACGTGTGGTCATTCAAGAATGGCGTCTTTGTGGGTAAGGAATGGATTCCCGATCGCGGTGTCTATGACTGTCGCTTTTACCCATACAAGAGTGACAAGTACGCATGCCTCGACCCGAGTATCGTCGCCTGTAAGTATTTCGATCAGCAGTTTGATGACTTTTCACACATCGAAGATTGGACAAAGATTCCCACACCGTGGTTTGATTCTATTCTAAAGTATCAGAAGTTCGACGATGAAGTCAGTAACTGGGCATACGTCATGGGTGGTCGCCTCTGCTTTGATGTTGGTGAGTTGGATGGCTGGCAGGTGATTCCTTTCTTCAAGGGTATTGCCAGATCTGGTAAATCCACGTTGATTACCAAGGTTTTTAAGAAGTTCTATGAGAATGAGGATGTTGGAACACTTTCGAACAATATTGAGAAGAAGTTTGGTCTCTCGGCGATCAAAGACGCTTTCATGTTCATCGCGCCTGAGGTGAAGGGTGACCTCGCACTCGAACAGGCTGAGTTTCAGTCGATCGTTTCGGGTGAAGATGTTTCCGTGGCTGTGAAGAACAAGACGGCTGTATCGATTGAGTGGAATGTACCGGGTGTTCTAGGGGGTAATGAGGTACCCAATTGGAAAGACAATTCGGGGTCTGTCCTTCGTCGTATCTTGACTTGGAACTTCGGTAAACAGGTGCGCGAAGCTGATCCACAGCTGGATGAGAAGCTTCACAACGAGCTTCCGATCATTCTCCTGAAATGTGTGAGAGGATACCTCGACTATTCCAATAAATACAGGAACAAGGATATCTGGAATGTGGTACCGTCGTACTTCAAGAAGATTCAAAAGCAGGTGGCGATGGTGGCGAGTAGCCTCACGAACTTCCTGGAATCGACGTACATCGTAATCGGTGAGGATCTCTTCGTTCCACAGAAGGAGTTTATTGCGAAGTTTAACCAACACTGCAGGGAGAATAACCTGGGCAATCACAAGTTTCATGCGGACTTTTACGCTGGACCGTTTAGTTCTCGCGAGATTGAAGTCAGGAATGAAACGGTCAAATACAAGGGGCGTCTGTACAAGCATCAACCTATCATCAGAGGCTTGGATATCGTAAACGACGACCTGACCTTCACAGACGATACCTAAAAAAAATCCTCACCAATAGTAATATGAGCCAGTCGGTCAAAGAATTTGTACGCCGATCTGGTGTCGAAGTTCAAAGTCCGAACTCGAACTCGAACTCGAATGATGAGTATGCACGAGAACTCGAAGAAGAAATGTTAAAAGCCGAGCGAGAGCAGGCACGACCAACGTATAAAGCATTCAGGACTCCACCCCGTCAAGTGCGTCCACCCCCACGCGCTCGGGTACCCGAGCGTCTTCAGAAAAATCTTATAAGTGAACCACTCGTCAACGAGTTTGCAGATATTAATGAAAATGCGTTCGTGAAGGCTTTAGCCGAGGCTAATTTCACCGAATTCAATACACAACTCGAAATTAGCAAACTTAATCCAGGTATGTTTAACGCCACAGTCGATTCCGGGTTTGGCCCGAAAGATGTTGTCGTCGACATTAAAAAGATACTCATGAAACCACCCCTCGGTAAAATACCTATCGGTGAAGGTCTTTATCTGGACACACAGGAGATACGAGGAGTGTATGGACAGTTTAAAACTGGATTTACCCACACGAAAGATTTTGGACCTAAGGGTAATATCGGTAAACCTTTCTCGACTGTTCAGTTTAAATTAGAACTTTCCAACGGTGTGGAAAGTAAGGGTGTCACCGTGAATATATACAAAAACGGTAAGATTCGTTTTTCCGGTGGGTTTGTGGGTACAAATATCGCGAACCAACCCGATCTCATTCGTCGTTTTATCGTCGATAGATACACCGATAAGCAACCCTTCTTCTATAATCCATTCGTGTACAATAATCTGAATGGTCAGTTTAGGATAAACGGGGTTTTCAAAAACATGGAGGTCATCGGGAGACGATCCCAACAATATGGAATGACGAGTTATTCGTATGAACCTGAGTTGTCTCCATTCTTTTACGCCTATTTCGATGACACGAAGCTCATCCTTTCTAAAAGTGGAAACGTTCAGATCACGGGTGCGAAAAATCCTACCGATATGCTGCGCTCGTACGACTTTGCAAAAAGGTTTGTACAATCTCTGAATACAAATGGACATATTGTCGTGAAGGGTGCGTTTTCAGAGGGGGTGAAGGCCTCCAAGCCCAAGGCGAAACCCAAACCTTCTAAGAAGACGAAAATGAATCTCACAAACTTTGACCCCAAAAAGTGTGAGAGGATGGATAAAAAGGAACTCATGGATATGGCGAAGCGTGTCGGTGTAGTTAACTTTAGGGTCAAAACAAACGCCGGTGGTAGTCGTATGGCCAGGAAGTCTGAGATTTGTAAAAAAATAAAAGATATGATCGGCAAAAAGAATGTGACGTACAACAAGAATAAAAAGTTGACGGGTTCGGGTAACACATTCAAGGTGGGAAGTATTCTCTGTAAGAATCAGAGCGTAAAAGAACTTCTTCGGGTAGCCGCCATACTCAAGATTTCACTCACTGGTAAGGAGAAAAAAGCTGATCTCTGTAAGCTCATAGAGAAAGCGCGAAACAACATACGCACCGCACCATCACCTGTGCGTAAACCAGCCCCCACGAAAAGAGAAATACGAGAAGTCGCCGCAAATAAGAAACGTAACACGGAGAAGGCTGCCGTGATGAAAAAGCGAGGGCTCGATGAAAACTCGATTCGTAAAAATATCTCGAATCTTTACGGTGATAAATGGATGAAACGGTACAAGCCCAATCTCAACCAAGATGTCCGCAACATGAAAGCGGCTCTTAACGCGATCAACGCCAAAAATAAAAAGTTTGCACTTCCATTCAAAAAAGACATCAAAGCAGTCGAGAAGACGGTCGTCAATCAGTGGAAGATGCAGCGAAAGCGTGATCTCGAGAAGAAGTACATCATGAACACGGTCAACGTGACTGGTGTTCCTCTCAATATGCGTAACGCGTGGAGACGGGCAGCCGCCAACGAGGCTGCGAACCGTTCGAAACTCATGACAAATAAACAATTGGCGTTATTCAAGAAAGGTTGGTTAAAGCGTAGAGCCAACCTTAACACAAATGGGAACGCGCGGCGACCTATCGCAGCGGCTCGAGCTCGGATTGAAAAGATATAATCACGGGGTACGAGTCGATGACGACACGAGAGAGTGGGGAACACCCCAAAACTCGTGGATAGAGATGGCGCGAGAAGAACTCCTCGATGCCATCATATACGTGATCGCGGATTACCTGAGAACGCGTGAAGAACGTGGTGAGAACGATGAAAACGAACTCATCATGCACTATGCGAAAAATAATGGCCTCGTCGAGAGTGAGCGACATAGACTTCTTCTATGGAATCTCGAGCGCATGCTCGATAGTACACTCTTCCGCACTGAGAATGGCGAATAATTACGTGCATCTAATTTTTCTATTAATAGTTTTACTCGGTTCAGCGATTTGTTTCAAGTGTAGGGTGTGATAGGAGAAGTCGTATTTTGAAAATGCATCTTTGATTTTATTAGAAAGAACACTAGCTTGAACTATGAGGGGTATTCCGGAGCACACAGACTTTTGTTCGAGTTGAAGAAAGTCATCCTCCATCTGAACGAACCGTTTGAGTGCGTTGCTTCCGATGTTGTCCGCATGCATCTTGAGGTACATATCCTTGGACGCACCATCGCTGATGTAGAAATGTTTGGAACCCTCAACCTCTTCGGATTTGGTGCGAGTCTCAAACATGAGTGCCAACACTATGAGAGCTACGAGAATGTAGATCATCCTTAGTATTACTGTGGAATTAATTTGCAGAGGTCATCAATCTTCTGAAGAATGTTTTGGAACTTGTAGATTGAGTCCACGTCAGAGGGTTTAATGATCTCCAGTTCGATCTGGTAGGTTGCCTCCTCTTCGGAGTCCATATCCATGTTGTCCCCCGAAGAGATGGTCATATCGATGCTGAGGTTCTTACGCACGAACGAATGCCGCGTCTTGGTTCGCTTCCGATCCATCTCGTATTCACCAGTGGTGGGAATTTCACGAGCGACACAGAAACGCACATCGAGGGGGTTGCGCTTGAAGTCCTCCTTGATGACGTTCACCTTCTGGATCATCGTTTGGTCACCAGAATCTTCGTCGCAGGTGATGCGAACACCGTTGGCGTCGTTGTAATACACTTCAGCTGTGGTCATCTTGGTAGATTCCCAGTCGTCATACTTTTTGAGACCGGCGAGAACCTGTTTCCATGTGTCTTTGCCGACGTTGGTATCAAACAGGGAGCCGTTGTGCTTCCCGAGACGAATCTCAACTTCGATATCGCCTTCATGTTTGTGGGCTTCGAAAATCGCGAGAACTTTATCAGTGAGATCCATGGTTTTTACTTAACTTTTTACAAACGCGCCTTTCTCTTAAGCCTTTTTTACACATAAAATGTAATGAAGGGTTTCGATAATCTCGGAAATACGTGCTACTTCAACACGGCTGTGCAGTGCCTCTTACACATTCCCGTGATGTCGAATCATTTCATACGAAACCCATACTCGGGAAAATGTTTCTTCACCAAAATCTATTCGGATCTCGTTCGTAAGTATTGGACGAAGGGTCAAGAAACGCTCGACGTTAAACCACTCCTCGAAAAGTTTCAAAAGAAGTTTCCTCGGTTCAAGAGCGACGAACAGCACGACGTTCAGGAAGCTATCATGTGTATCATAGACGTTTTGGAACGCGCTGAACCCATCATAAAGAGATGGTTCTACGGAAAAAAGACACAGGAAACAATTTGGCCGGGTGGAAAGACATCGAGTGAAGAAGACTTCAGCGTTCACTTGATACCGTCCGAGGGCAACGATATGGGTAAGATGTTGTCGAAAAGTACAGACTGGAACACACTCACAGATTTCGTGGATACTGAGGGTAAGGTTCACAACGTCGCTACGACGCGTATGGTCTTTTCTAAACTTTCACAGATTCTCATGATTTCGTTCGATCGAAAGAGTCATGTAAATGTCATCGAAAACATACACATCGGGGGTCACGAGTACAAATTGGTGGCGAGTGCGGTTCATTTGGGTATACAAGACGATGGACACTATGTGTGTTTCGCGAAACGTAAAGATAAATGGTTTTTATTAAATGATGAGCATGTAGAGGAACACGCTCTACCCACTGAAGCGGGTCACTATTTTATGGTCTACAATCTAAAAACTCCTTCATCTTGATATTCTCTTTGATGTTCACGATCGTTCGATAGAATGTTCTCCGGTTATTCGGGTACGTTTTATCCGTTCGTCGTTTGATGGGTTTCCACCACATCGGCTCTTCCCATGTGATGTATTTACACTCGACGATCGCTCCATCCTCAAACCAAGGTTCATCCATCTTGCTTTGTGGAATCTCCGATTCGAAGAATAACTTTCCCTTCTCTTGCACGTAGAGCCTCCACGCGGGGGGACCCTTCTTGAAACCGGGTGTCTCTCTCGTAGGTTCTCGCTTCATGAGAAAGTCCACGGTATTTTGTTCCTGTGGCTTCCACTTGAACATCGTCTCATGCGTACCGAGGCGAATGGGTTCGTTCACAGGTGTAAACACGAGTCCGTCCATCTTTTGCTGAACCGTCGGAAGATACACATCCATAAACTTTTCAAAGTCCCTCATCTCGTGAAATGTCTTACACTTGAGACGCCACTTGTCACTCTTCATGTAAATGATAGACTTCATGAGACCTCGAGCGGCTTCGAGTCTCTTCATCAGATTGAGATCCCATACGGATTCACCGTTTACTCGTACCGCATCGTACACCATGAGTGTACCATCATAGAGCTCCCCGTCAAGGATCGTTCCCTCGTACGCACTCTTCTTTAGATTGATGGGAACTTCAAACATCTTGAACGATCGATTGACGAAAAAACACTTTCGCTTTCCTTCATACGTCAACGCGACCATCATGTACCGCTCACCGTCCGTCTTTTCGCATACGACGTACTCAGCACCTTTCAAAATTGGGAAATGTTTATACTCTATGGAGATGGGTTGAGGACCTGGGAAATAGTCTTTACTTCCCCATACAGTATGAATGAATTTAACCACATACTCTTCCATGGTATGTGTATGTGTACAAACTTTAATTGACTTTCACGCCCGCAGCGTTGAGAATATTACTGACACATTCATGTGTATATGTCATCGTCAACTTAGCTGCCGTAAATGCATAAACTCGCACACTTTGTTGTGCAAATTTTTCAAACATCTTGGGACTGATTTTTATATCCTTATTTTTTTGTAACGATTTGGTGACATTCTTCGTGTTCATCATCCACGCTCGAGCGTTTGTCTTGTTCACTTGATAGATATCCTTTCCAATCTTCTTTCCAACATCGGTGTCGAAATGAAGTCCCATCTGAGATGCGGGTTCGGACGAACCTTCTTTGACTTTCGTCTTGAACATATCCCAGTCAATACCTTCCTTGACCCCGGGAAAAACAAGACATCCAACCCCTTCGTGCTTCTCGAAACACTGGTCGAGTGTTCCATCATCGAGACTAATTCCAAAATCAACAAATATGATGCGTTCATGTGATTTCATGTACCGTTGAATACTCTCAGCTTTTTGGTACGGGTCATCATCTACGAAAACGATTTCGTTGTTGATACTCTTCTGAAGACACCGTATATTGAAACGAAGAATCGTGTGAAGTGTCTTCACGTGACACGACTTCGAGCGAGTGACAAGAATGGTGACGAAATTCATGTCTGATAAACGTGTCTAAGCCTTAAGCCTATCGTTGAGACAACCACCGAATGGTAGATTTCCAACGTGACCCAGGGTTGTGTTGACATCCGCGTAAATCTTTCCATCGGCTTGCTGCCACCGTCTGCAAAAGGCGTAATCCTCTGAGAGATATCGACGATTCCCTGGATCAATCATACAGTCAAAGCATGCGTGGTATTCGTCAAAGTCCCTGTTTTGATGATCGTTTTTGCACCAGAGTTCTGGAAACTTCTCCTCCAGAGTCTTGAAGACTGAACGCTTAATGACCATGAAACCAGTAGGTCCGTCGAGAATCTCGATGAACCCGTTCGTGATGGGTCGGTTTTGTGCGCCAAAGTTAATCACGAGACTCGACGACAACATGGACATATCACGTTCGTCACCCTTTTTAACAGCGTCCGCAGCTTGATCCCACATCACAACTTTCTTTGGGTAGCACGCGACGGAAAGATCGTGACCGGACTTTACAAGGCGCACTACGGCTGCAGGGTCAAAATGGATATCGGCATCTATAAACATAAAATATTCACAATCCGTCTTTTGCATGAAGCGACCGACGGATACGTTACGGGCACGGTGGACGAGAGACTCATTTTCGGTCGTATCGAGATACAATTGGATACCTTCTTTTATTAAAAGGAGTTGAAGCTTAATAATACTCGTCATGTACTTTTCCAGACAGAGACCTCCATAACATGGAGTTGCGAGAAAAAGCTTCGTCATATACTAAATCTATGGTTTACTCTCTAAATGCTTTTTGATGATCGCCTCAATCTTATTCAAAGTTGGGACAGAGACTGAACATTTTTCACACATTTCACTTTTGGTAACTTTTGGTGAAAGCACCGTATGAATGATCGCCGACGCGACACTATTCGGTGTTTTACTCATGAGTTCCACGCAATCCTCCGTCGCTCCACACATTTTATTACACTTGAGCCGCTCCTCTCGAGTCACCTCGAATGAGTTCAAGAGTCGCTGCATGACATCAAACGCCTTCGTCACATAGTTCTTTTCCGTGATACCCATGATCGTATCTTTGAACATCTGCGTCGTTCGACTAATATCTTTGGATTGAATTCCAAACATATCCGCAATTTCCTTGGTCGTCCGTGGGTGCTGAGCAACTCGACACGCGTACAAAACACAGTTCGCTTTGATACCCAACCGCACCGCTCCACGAGTTAATTTTCCATCGTTAAACTTTCTGTATAACATCTTTGCATCTTTGAGAACAACTTCTGGAAGCGTGTGACACGCTTCGTCGATATCCTTGTACGCGTGAAACAAGGAGCGATCCTTGTGATTCATAGACATATGAAAATTAATCTTCGCCATCCTTTTGTTTTCATACGTCGAACCGTACTGTGTCGCTATGATTGTTCCTTTGCCCCAGTTCTGTGAAAAGAGTTCTGGATTTGCGTTAGGGTTTCCACATCTCGCTGGGTCATTCACCTTTCCATCATCTGTGACACCACTCGTCCATTCAGCTGTATCATCTACGAAATAAGAATCAACGAGACCACATTCTGAACAAGTGGGAAGTCCTTCTGGGCTGATAAGTTTGACCCCCGAGCATTCTCTGCATATGTTAATATTCACTGGCTTTTCTTCAATTTGTTTTGGTAATAAAGCGTCTATTTCAGACCATATAGCTGCCAGCATTGTTTTGAATGTGGCAATCTTTTTAAAAAATTGAGAGAACGCATTACACACTTAGGCTCTTAATTCGATCTTCGATCGCGTCTACCGCTTCTTTGAAACTCCGAGCACCCGCGGAAGTCGGTTCCCATTCATTCCATTCTTTGTCGATGGACTTGTGATTGGGTGGAAGGGGAATCGCCTGACCTTCAATCTCAGTGTCAGAAACGATAAAATCAGCCATCTCAGAATCCGTCTCCTCCTCGTCATACAGATCACTGTCACTGTCTTCGATGTCAATTTCTGAGAAGAACGCGAAACGGTTCGTTCCGAGTGCTTTCATCTCGAGGTCGGTGAACGTCGTCCCCGTGGGGTAGTGTTCCATCACACTTTCATACGGCGCGGGGGAGAGGTTCTCCGCTTCCAACTCATACACGCATGCACCCTTGTAAAAAAGTTCGGTGGGGTTGAGATACCTCAGGCCGAGGGTCGATCCAGTGTTCATCCCGACGACCCCGTACATTTCGTCTTCGATTCCTTCTTCGTTTACTAATACTTTGACTATATCACGTTCGATAATTTCAGATGGCACGATCATGCTTAGAGTTTTCCAGCAAAAAATAATCAGGGATAATATCACAGATGAAAGTTACTATTTATTCGAAGGAAGGCTGCCAGTACTGCGACCACGCGAAGACCTTATGCGAATCCGAAGGTCTCGACCATGAGAAAGTCATGATCGACAAAGAAGAACTCAAGAAGTTGGGAGCAACAACCTACCCTCAAATATTTATTGATGGACGTCGCATCGGAACATACTTTGAATTTCAAGACTACATGGAAGATGAATACGAACCAATTCTCGCTCCCACCCTCGACAGATTTACCGTCTTTCCCCTGAAGTATCCCGAACTCTGGGAACTCTATAAGAAGGCTCAGATGTCCAATTGGACCGCGGAAGAGGTGGATTTATCTAAGGACCTGGATGATTGGAAAACCTTGAATGATAACGAACAGAAATTCATAAAGTATATCCTGGCGTTTTTCGCTGGGTCTGATGGAATTGTATTTGAAAATATCAATAACAACTTTGCCGATGAAGTGCAAATCTCCGAAGCTCGCTCGTTCTATGCGTACCAGTGTCATAACGAAATGGTTCACGGTGAGACTTATTCTAAATTGATTGACAAATACATTAAGGATTCTACTGAGAAGAAGCAACTCTTTGAAGCTATTCAAACTGTTCCCTGTATCGAGAAGAAAGCTAACTGGGCGATGAAGTGGTTCGACACTAAAACACGCTCCTTCGCTGAACGTCTCTTCGCCTTCGCCTGCGTCGAGGGTATCTTCTTTTCTGGAAGTTTTTGTGCCATCTTTTGGCTAAAGAAAAGAGGACTCATGCCCGGCCTGTGCTTTTCAAATGAGCTGATCTCCCGTGATGAGGGGCTTCACCAAGAGTTTGCTGTTGAACTTTTCAAACTCTTGAGAAACAAACCGTCTACAGAAACAATTCATTCTATCGTGAAAGAGGCTGTGGAAATTGAGAAGGGATTCATATTGGATGCACTCCCGTGTAACTTGATTGGTATGAACTCTGACAAAATGTCTGAATACATCGAGTACGTTTCGGACCGCCTTCTCAAGCAGATTGGACAACCTCCAATTTGGAACTCCAAGAATCCATTTGACTTTATGGAAAATATTAGCCTCGATGGGAAGACAAACTTTTTCGAAAAGAGGGTGGGTGACTATGGAAAAATGGATGATGATTCGGGTGAGATTGGTTTCGATGAAGAGTTTTAATTGAAGAGGGTACCATCCGAGGGAACCACGGCAGGAACGAGGTTGCGACCACTGTCCATGATTTCGATCTGGGGCTCACCAAAGTTGGGCTTGGGGTCGGGTGCGTCAACCATCGAGACGACAACCTTCTCACCCTTCTTGGGAGCGCCGTTGCATCCACATCCATTCACTTTCTTAGCACCACCTTCCTTCTTTATGTTCATCATACCCCATACGATCAAGATGAACACGAGGGTATGCACGAGAAGACCCATGGTAGAGGGGCATCCCGTGGGGGTGGCGATCCTGGGACCCAGAACTCGCCTGACGAGACGGAACGTCTCGGGGTTCGCGACGATGAAAAAGGTAAGACCGGAAATGATGGAGATGAGTAACTTCTCCTCCTGCTTCTTACCGTTACATCCACATCCACAATCTTTAAAAAGACCCATGATTTGTTTTGATATATGTCAACAAAAAAACTTACTTAAAGTCGAAGTTCCTAAGATAGATATAACCAACCAACAATGTCGCTCACTATCCAACGCTCCTCCGATTTCTCTCCTGCCGCTGTGCAGTTTTCGAAGCTTCGTAAGAACAAGAATGGCGGTAAAGCCGTCTACCTCAACGCCGGTGACAACAAAAAGCTCTACATTCAGTTTCCTTTCATGCGCTCTCCCTATGGTCTGAGTGCCTTTACTGATGAGGGTACCGGACGCACGTCTTACTCTCTCGACCTTTCCTTTGATCCCGATAACGAGGAGGCTATGTCTCTTCACAACAAGCTCAAGGAACTCGATGATATCATCGTGAATACCGTCGCCACTAACTCTAAGGAGTGGCTCGGTAAGGAGTTTAACGTTGAGGTACTCAAGCAGGCACTCTACAAGCCTATGGTTCGCCCTGGTAAGGAGCAGTACCCCTCCACTATCAAGCTCAAGATTCTCACCAAGCCAGATGGCACTTTTGTTCCTGAGGCGTATTCGATGCAGAAGCAGCCAGTCACTCTCGACACGATCGAGAAGGGTCAGAAGTGTATGGCCATCGTGGATTTCAACCAGATCTGGTTTATTGACAATAAGTTTGGTGTAACTATCCGCCTCCAACAGACGCTCCTCGAGCAGTCCGCCAAGCTTCCTTCTTTCGCATTCCAAGGTGTTGACCTTCCAGAGGACGATGTCGATGACGATGTCGAGGAAGAGGAGGAGGTTGATGATCAGTAAAAAAATCCAATTACGAAGTAATTGTCTTCCGAGTCCCAATGGACTCGTTCCCATCCTTCTTGGTAAGTTGAAAATAACTTCTTACCAATAAGTAAGTATGTCTAATATTGAGAGTAACTTGAAAAAATTACTCAAAGGTGAGAAGGCTTGTATCCCAGAACACTTCTTGAAAGTTC